TTAACACCACCAACATCGATGTTACTGACAGCATCATGAACCTTTCTAAAGGTGCAGCTTCCGGAACAAATGCTTCGAATGACGGTGGTTTCATCGTTGAGCGTGGTTCTTCCGAAAGCAATGTTGCATTCATCTGGGACGAAGGAGACGACAAGTTCAAAGTCCTTAATACCTCTGCAACTGCTGCTGCTACTGACATCTCCTCGACTGACGGATCGGCTACTGCCGCTAAGTTTGACGCTGACCTCTACCATAACGGTACTGAGTTAGGAACAGTCGCTGAGTTTGAAACAGCATTAACTGCTTAAGAGTTTATAGCTCATCCATCATTAAGGGGCGGTTCTTCGGAGCCGCCTCTTTTTGTTTACAAAGATAACAACCAATAGTAATATAACATCATGCTAAGTCATAAAGAGGGAAGTAAACTGCACGATAAGATAGCAGGTGCGTACAGTCACAGCATAGATATGATGGAAGATACAGGGGAGTACAACGCTGCTCTTTTAAATGGAGCTAGGCAGTTCCTGAAAGATAACAACGTATTGATGGACAGCGGTGTAGGTACTCCTTTAGACGAACTGAATAATAAAATTATTGATGTACCCTTTGGGGAAGACGATGCAGCTGAAGCTTAATCTGTTTGAAGATAGCTTGGAGAAGTACAGGCGTGGTAAAGGTTTTAATCAAAAATTGTTACAGACTGGAAAACCTAAAGGCACTTTTAAACATGGAGACCCGCATCCACTTGTTGTCGGTTTATTTTTTAGGCAATGGAATAAAGGAAAAGACAGTCTAGAAATGTGGGCTGATATTGATGCAATAGAAAAAGATAGACTTAGAAAAAGAGAATATTCTAGATCAGAGAAAGGTAAAGCTTATCATTCTGCTTACAACCGTGAATACGAAAAAACTGATAAGAGAATAAAATGGAAAGCTGACTACGAAAAAACCAATGCCGGTAAAAAAGCTAGAGCGAAATCACAGCTTAATTATAGTAACTCTGAAAACGGTAAAAGTAAAAATGCTGAATATAGATTAAAAAATAGAGATAAAATTATTAAGGCTAGGAACGAATATTATAAATCACATAAGGGTAGAGTTGTTAGAGCTGCTAATAGAGTTAGAAGGAGAGCAAGAGAGAAAAAGGCTTGTGCAGTTTTAACAGAGCATGAAGAACAAATAATAAAACAAATCTACGCATACCGCATAAGACTTCAAAATAAATTAGGCATAGACTTCCATGTAGATCACATAGTACCTCTTTCAGTTGGAGGCTTACACCACCCATTAAATTTACAGGTTGTACCCGCTAGATGGAACGAGAGTAAAGGAAATAGAAGCACCGAGAAATGGCTACCAAACGGACTGTAGAAGTACCACATGAATTAAAGGATTTACGAAACTTCACATATCTTTGCTGGCAGCATCTGGGTTTACCACAGCCTACAAAGTTACAGTATGACATGTGTAAGTACTTGCAGCATGGTCCTAAGCGTTCTGTTATACAAGCATTCAGAGGTTGTGGGAAGTCGTGGTTAACATCTGTCTTTGTTATACACCAACTACTGTTAGACCCCAAAAAGAATGTATTAGTAGTATCTGCTAGTAAAAACCGAAGTGATGACTTCTCGACTTTTTGTCAAAGACTCATTAACGACATGCCTATATTGGCTCACTTAAAACCAAAAGAAGATCAAAGGTTTAGTAAGATTGCTTTCGATGTAGGACCCAGTGGAGCCTCTCACGCACCGTCTGTTAAATCTTTAGGAATAACATCACAACTTACTGGTAGTCGTGCGGATATAATTGTAGCAGACGATATTGAAGTTCCAAATAATAGTCAGACTCAAGGTATGAGGGATAAACTAGATGAGAGCGTTAAAGAGTTCGATTCTATTTTAAAGCCCCTAGATGCCGCTAGAATCATTTTCTTAGGGACACCGCAGTGTGAGGATTCAATTTATACGAAACTAACGGAGAGGGGCTACCAAGCGAGAGTATGGACGGCTCAGTATCCTACGCTAGATGAAGCACGTAAAAACTACGGAGATACATTAGCACCTTTTGTTAAAGATAATATAAACGAAGAAACTGTTGGTACTTCTACAGAACCCTTACGGTTCACAGATCTGGACTTAGAAGAACGTAAGATGAGCTACGGTCGTACTGGGTACGCCTTACAGTTCATGTTGAATCCTAAGCTAAGCGATGCTGATCGATACCCATTAAAGATAAACGATCTGATTATATCTGATGTAGATGTAGACCTAGCTCCTGAAAAGATTGTGTGGTCATCTGACCCGGATAATACGGATCGTGAGCTACCAAATGTCGGATTGGCTGGGGATCGATTTAGGCGTCCCTCTTCCACTGTAGGAGATATGATACCGTACAGCGGCTCTGTGTTATCTATTGACCCCAGTGGGCGTGGTAAGGACGAAACTGGGTACGCTGTAGTAAAGATGCTTAACGGACAACTGTACGTACCTGATGCTGGTGGTATAAAAGGGGGGTACGACGAAAGGACCCTTAAACAACTGGTAGCTATAGCAAAGGATAACAAAGTTAATATCGTTGTTATAGAGTCTAACTTTGGAGACGGTATGTTTATGGAGCTGATTAAACCGTTGTTTCGTACCACTTACCCTGTAACCATAGAAGAAGTTAGACATAACAAACAAAAGGAGCTTCGTATCGTTGATACCTTAGAACCTGTACTTAACTCTCATAGACTTGTTATAGATCCAAAGGTTATAACGTACGATTACAAGTCTGCTCTTAGCTACCCTATAGAACAACAAACCAGATATATGTTAATGTATCAGCTATCTAGAATAACAAGAGATAGAGGATCACTAGTACACGATGACCGTCTTGACGCCTTATCAATCGCTGTTGGTTATTGGGTACAGCAGATGGCTAGTGACGCTGACCAATCGATGGTTGATAGACAACAAGAACTTCTTCATAAGGAACTACAAGACTTCACGGATAGCTTCTATAAGCGTAATAACAAAGCTGTAGCTAACCTTTGGATGTAGTCGCTATCGCTCCTACTTATAATAACAAAGCTTTAGTTATCTATATATAAGGTGTTTCTCTATTTAGTTTAAATACATAAGTAGGTTCACTACGTTCTCATGGCTATACCTTGAAATCCTAAAGTTAAAGTTTAGATTTACTAGGTCTACGTCTGTAGACACACCTATCCTTAAAAGACTTATTTAAAGATCACGTTATCAATCTGTTAGTTTTAGAGATGTTAGCGAAAGAACGAATGTATGAGCTAACTAAACAACGGATGTATTGATCCTTGATGTAGCTGCTGTATCTTTAAGGTTCTTATGGAATAACGAGCTAAAGTAAGCGTCAGCTAATGTAACCTCTTAGTAGGTATTGCTTATCTTGTTATCTATATACCTATCGGTATGAGACCTCTTAAACGTACGTCTATAACGACTATCTAAATCTCATTATTATACAATCTAGCAGCCGAAGGGAACGTGTAAAGCATAAAAGTTAAAGATGTAGTAAATAACAGATGTACAGCTTGGTCGTCGATTTACCTATGAAAACGTCTCACCTTATGCTATAGTTACAACATCATGGACATCAACGAACAAACGGACACGCTACAGTACGAACTGGCTAAGCTGGTATATAGGTTCAAAAGCGAATACGATCTTAACGATTACACTATAGCCGGATGCTTAGACTTCTGTAAGCTGTCAGTATTGACGGAAACAGATGATGTTATATTTACTGGAGAACTAACAGAGGACACCGATGAAGAAGAAACCGAAGACGACAACAACAACATTACCTTCTAGCGAAGTAGATCCAACCCTACCAATCATTCGTATCGTCTCTGAAGAAGAAGAGATGCACGTAAACCTTGGTCTGGAGATGGAAGATGAAACTTACAAAATGCTTGTTAAATGGGGCAAAGAGGTAGCATCCGACGAAGATTACATCAATATCGCCATATCAGACGGTATAAAGCATCTTATATCAAGCGATAAGTAGCACTTCGCTACAGCTGTTCAAAAGGTTTTGGCAGAAAAATGTGAGACGTCGACGCTGTATACGCGTGCGTTAATTACCCCCGGGCGTACCCGCAAGATTCTTATAGGGGAGGGGATGTTATACTTATTAGACATAATCAATATTGTACGAACTCGCCTTGGTAATCAACGACTTATGAAACAAATTGGCTAGTCTGGAGCTAAATCTGTTATATATTTTCGCAAATCAACAGGTAAACAGGGCAGATTGCGTCAGTTGTTGATCGATCAAAGCTTGGTTATCGTATCAATAGATCATGATGCGTTGATGCGTCTCCTCGTATATTTCTTATTCTTTTTTTCCGTTCGATTCTCAACTTTGTCTCAATTATGAGATTCAGTCTCAACAAGCAATTGTAGCTCAACTTATATAGTCATTAGCTCTAGTTATAACACCTATTAGATTTATAGGTAATTTACTTAGGTATGCATTTTGACCTCGCTGATTACTTTCTGATCTGTATCTGTAAGCTCATCGCTAGCAATTCCGCTTTCGATAAATCTATACTTATTATGATAACACAGGAACCAATCACATTAGATAAAATTAGAAATGATCAAGTAAAAAGCTTTGAATGCTCTTATTGGGAAGACATGGGGCTTTGGAATATTCAATACTTAGGAGACGGGCATCAAGACTTTTTCAAGACCATCGAAGAGGCTCAAGAATGGTTAATCACTTGGCAAGAATGTGGAGAGTAAGAACATGAGTGAAAAAACCATTAAACTCACTAGTAATACAATCGACATAACGCCAACTTGGAGAGCATCAGTTGAAATCATGCTTGCCGTGTTAAACAATCCAAAGGCTTCCAAAGATTCTAAGCAAGTTTGCCACGAGGAACTTTTAAAGCTTGCCGATATTGTCGATCGTATTAAATCCAATCAAAATCAATAAACACCAAAAATCTATATCTTATGAAAATTATCAATCGCATTCCAAGCTCTGCCGATCAAATCGAAAGAGAGACGGCAAAGCTATTCACACCTGCACCACTTGAAAAGTTCGTTCCATTCATCTTACTTGGCTTCTGGATAGCTATCTTGTTTGCTATCTTTTCATCTTAATCCTAAACCTACAAATCAAAACCAAAATGAACACTATACTTAAAGACGAATTTAAACTTACAAATGACGGGGACGCATGGGGCAATTGTATGCAATGGCTATTTGCTATTTGTGATTACCTAACCTTTGAGACGGATGAATGCATTCCTGATGAATGGAAATTTAGAGCTAGTCCAATGGGGGCAAACGAAGATTGCTTTTGTTATCAGTCCTTAAGGCACTTTGCATTTGAACAAGAGATAACCGATGCCGATGTATTAGAGTTTGGCAAAGTACTTATACGCTTGCGTGATATATTAGAGCGTAAAGGACTATCTTACTAACCGACAACTTACCTGACCATGAAAATAAAACCAATACACAGCATTAAAGTTAACGGCTTGCCTATCTATGATGATGAGATGTCCGAGAAAGACTTATTCGAAAGACACAATTTACCTGTTCAAGTTTTACTTGATAACGAAATTATTGAACCAAGGGATTATAAAAAGACTTTTGGACGCAATCGCTATCAAGCCATGTATAAGTACACCGATCAAATAATACAAAAGCATTCTGCGAGCGTAGAGAGAGAATGCGTTGGAGCGTAGCGACATGAAACGCCAATATGAAGTACTAGCTTTGGACAAGGAAAATGTACCTGTCCGTATTGCTACCATAACCGAGAACTCTAAACCGAAAGCCAAAGCTACTGGTCAAAGACTAGCAAAAGCACTCGGTCAAAGATTCCACGATATAAAACTTATAACAGAATGAACCTTATGAAAATACTTGTTTTAACTATCCGTGCACACGGGGAAGAGGACGATATTTATGTCTTTGATAACCGAGAAGTAAATGTTTTACCTACCATCAAAGAATGGCTTAAAGAGAACGATATAAAGCTCAGCTTACCTGACCATGTAACCGACACTTACAGCTTCATGGACTGGTTTTACGATGCTGAGAACAGCCTTGAAGATTGTTACGATTTCTTTGTCAGCCTTCAATACAAGGAGTTGTTATCCGAATGAGCGTTACAATCTACCTAACCGACCATAACGGACGAAAGGTTGCGTTCTTCTATAGAATCGACAGCGAGCGATACCTTACCTGTCCACAGCTTATCTGGGCTTGTCGTCAACATCCTGAGTACCAAGGCACAGCAGAATCAAAGGAGCATTTCATCGAGCAAGCAAAAGGTGTTATCAAGGAGCTTAATAAAATTTCACAAAATAACCGTTCAACTTGTGAAAAAATTCCTTGCGATACTTGTGGGTTGACTTCTCCTAAAATGGAGGCACAACTTACCTGTCCAGATTGCTTAATAAATGACCAGTAACAACGAACCGACTTTTTTAGATATGAACGATTTATGTGACGATAGCCTTGAAGCTCTGATCCAACACTACCTAAAGCTTAAGCATCGGATGCCCGATAACTTAAGTGTCCGTGAGAGGCTATTAGAGCTAGAGCGTGAGCAATTTAATAGGGAGCGTGAAGCGTCCACAATAGAGGGCGTTATCCGACAAAACACCAACAACCCACTATGAGCTTAACCGAAGGAGAATATATTATGACCATGATGACACTATTTTGTTTTGCAATCGTAGCCATCGTCTTTACAGCGTGGATGTACCGAGATTAACCGACCATGATACCAACAGGATTATTTACCCGAACGATACACGGCTACGATGAATGGCTTAACCGATACAACCCATACGATGATGAGATTGATGAAGAACTTGAAGAACACCTTGAAAAGATGCGTGAGATGGACAACATCGATGACCAAAAGGACTACTGCGATGACCACCACCTCAAATACGGAGACATCGAAGCGTACCTGTGATGGTATCTTTTGGGAAGCTGAAGCCGACATCATACGACAGGATTTATTAAGTGAACGAGACGTACGCAGACTTTGAACCAACTGACCTTCCTTTCGATTGGAGTGGGGTGGATCACGAGGAGATAAAACGGGGCTTTGATTTCTTTTACGCGAACAATCAGATAACTGGATTCAAGATGGATGAGAACGGGAATTATGTACGGGACCAAGACGGCAAGCTGATAGCGTATCGTACCAGTAAGCAAAGACACCAACCGAAGAGCTGGTTTAATAATTACTATCAATGAGCGAAGATAACGAAGCGAAACGAGAGTCTTTATCGAACGAAGAGAGTAAAGACGATAGGAACGGAGTGACTAAGGGACCAACTTGGCGGATGAGGGAGTGGGGACGCACTGCGTATCGTAACCGACAAGCAAAGCTACGCATGGATGGTGAGTCATCTCAAACGGAGTCAGCTAAACGATTACTACGGGTCATGGCTCCGAGGTTAGGTAAGCGGGTGGATGATTTCATGTATACTTTTGGAGGTAACACAGAACACACCACTCCGTTATTTCTTACCTTTGTGTTAGACATGTGTCCGTATCAGGTAGCATCGATGGCTTTACAGACACTGCTTGATAACCTCCAATTCAATTTACCTGTCGGACGGATGGCTTATAAGATCGGCAAAGCATTTGAGAACCAAGCACGATGGGACAAGGCGATGGAGCTGATGCATCCACACAAGAAAGATTTACTAGCTCTTGACGATCGATCCAAAGCGATGAAGTTGAAGCAGTTTTACGACTACGAAGAGGAACGCTTCACGCTGTGGGATACTAAGTGTAAAGCGGGACTGGGTGCGTGGTTGTTAGAGGAGATACGGATCGAGACTGGCATCTGGCAGATCGGCTTTGCTGTTGGTACTCAGAAGGGACATAAACCTGAGCGTCTGTGTGTACCAAGTGGTAGCTATACGGACTGGGTCAAACGATTTGATGCGTGGAAAGAGACGACTCGTGTGTTTAAGATGGCATTACCTGACGAACCTGTTGACTGGTACGAGTTAGTGGGTGGAGGGTACAGCTTAAAGCATATGCCACCACAGGAGTTCTTCACAGGTAAACCGATGTCTTGGTTCAAGGAACATAAGCGTTCATACGAACATGCATTCAGTGCTGTTAATAAATTACAGAAAGTAAGTTGGAAAATTAACAAAGAGATTTTAGAAATTACTCGAAAGTGTTACGACAATAAACGAGTGGTTGGGAACATACCGAACTTTAGTGAGATACCTGAGCAACCGAGGTACACGGGAGGGGATGAGCATGAGTTACGGGCGTGGAAGCTGAAGCAAAAGGACATCAAGAGCGTGAACGAAGCGAACAGCAGTAAACGTTACCTGACCATCCGTATTCTACACCTCGCTAAATTATATAGTGAGTGGGATAAGTTCTACTTTCCGTATCGTTGTGATTACAGGGGCAGAGTGTACGCTTTACCGTATTATCTCCATCCACAAGGGTCTGACTTAGCTAAGAGTTTGTTAGACTTTAGTAACGGTCAACAGGTGGTGGATGAAGAGGACTTGGAAGCGGTACTGATACACGGTGCTAACATGTGGGGAGTAAAAGGCACACGAGAAGAACGACTGGAGTGGGTAGGTAAACGACAGAACTTTATATTGGAAGCTGCGAACGATCCACACGGGACAGATTGGTGGACTGATGCAAGTGATCCGTTTTGTTTTCTTCGATTTTGTCTGGAGTTTAAGCAATTCACAGAGGAGGGGTACGGATACATGAGTTATCTACCTGTTCGTCAGGATTGTAGTAACAACGGTATGCAAATCCTTTCGTTATTACTAAGGGACAAAGAGATCGGACGCATGTGTAACCTTGTTGAAGAGGACCGAGCTAATGACATGTACCAAGAGTTTGCTGACCGTGTGTACGATGAGTTACAGGCAGATGGTAGTTTGATCGCACAGGAGTGGTTAAGGTTTGGTATCAGCCGGAAGTTAGCGAAGCTTGCCATCATGAACAGACCATACGGTGCTACCCACTATAACTTAGTACAAGATGTATTTAAAAGTATCGGAGTGAATCACAACTGGTCATCGACTGGTGAGATGTTAACTGCTGTTATCTTTCTTTGTAAGATCGTTAATCGATTAGCAGATCAAACATGTCGTCCAGTAAACAGAGTGATGAAGTTCCTTCGTGAAACAGTACGAGCATTAGGGTGTGATGAACCGATCACTTGGTCTACACCTACAGGATTTAAAGTTGTACAAAGCTACCGTAAATTTAAGAAGTTAAAGGTGGAGTCTGTGTTTCAAAACATGAGCATCAGTATAACAACAGATGAGCTTGGGGATAACATAGATGAAAGGGGACAATGCAACGCCATCACTGCTAACTTTATCCACAGCCTTGACGCTTGTATCGTACATCAAGTTGCAAACAAGGTTGACTTTGACTTCGCTACTATACATGACTGTTTCGTGACCCACGCTTGTAATGTACGCAGAATGAATACAATTGTAAGAGAAACATATACAAACACTTTCACTGTTGATCTCCTAGGCGAGTTCCGTGCGGAGCAAATCAACAACAACCCAGATGCAGTACTGCCTGATGTGCCGGAGCTTGGAGACTTAGATGTGTCCGCAGT